GCGCTCGCCGACGCCCAGCGCCACCTGTTCTGCGCGACGCAGCCGGGCCACGTGCTGGTGGCCGCCGACCTGTCGGGCATCGAAGCGCGCTTGGCGCCGTGGTGCGCCAACGACGAACAGATGCTGGTCGAATTCGAGCAGGACATCGACGGTTACGTGCTGGAATACGCCTCGGCGATGGACATCCCGCCGGAGACTGTCAACAGCGATCAGCGTCAGATCGGTAAGGTGATCCGTCTGTCGCTGCAGTTTGGAGGCGGCGACGGCGCGCTGCTGACCATGGCACAGAGCTACGGGCAGCACCTGGAAGAAGACATCCGCAGGCGTATCGTCTGGTCATACCGTGAAGGCCACCCGCGCATGTCCGAGTGGTGGTCCACCCTCGAATATGCGGTCCTGATGGCGCTGGACCAACCGGGCCGACGTATCGAGATGCCCATCGGCCGCGGCCTGTGCAGCAAGGTTGTGTTCGTTAAGGACGCGGTCGCACTGCGCATGGAACTACCCAGCGGCCGGTCGATCAGCTACCACAACGCGCGCCTGGTGCTGGAGCCAGGCGCCTCGGCGCCGATCGCCGTCTACGACAAACCCGAAGGGTTCGTCGAGACCTTGGACCGCAAGATCCTGAGCAACAACATGGTGCAAGGCCTGGCCCGCGACCTGTTTTGGTCGGTAATGCTGGCCGTCGCGCAGGCCGAGCAGATCGTGCACCACGTCTACGACGAAATGATTCTGGAAGTGCCGGAGGAACGGGCCGAGCTGCGCCTGCAGCAGCTGATCGAGCGCCTGCGCCGAGCGCCCGCATGGGCGCCGGGGCTGCCGCTGAATGCTGAGGGGTTCGTGTCGAAGTTCTGGCGCAAATAATTTGTCGAAAGTGCTTGACAACTGTGTAACGGCGTAGGAGACTACGCCTACACCCACTCAACGAGATGCAGACTATGGACTTTGCAGAACAACTGGCACCTTACGGCTATAGCGTCGACCGTGAAGGTCAGATTCTGACCAAGCGCAGTACTGAGTCTGGCGTGTTTCTGACCCGTAAGAAGGGACGGGCGTACGCTCGTCGCGCCGACAAGACCTTGATTTGGTCGGGTAACGATGTAGGCGACTTTGTGGCTTGGTTTTGGTACGCCGAAAAGATCAAAATTTGACCGCCATGTGGGTCCGCTGCTCCCGCTGCCAGGCGCGCCGCACGCTGCGTTACGCGCCTGACACCTACCTGCGCCTACCGCGCTGCGGAACGTATGGCTGCACGGCGGCGCGCAGGCGCCAGGGCAAGCGGCAGAGCTACTACGTCGATCACTACCGGCAGCGCGTGGAGCGCAACAAGGGCCGCAAGGCCACGGTCTGCCGCTGCCCGTCCTACCATTTCCCACACCGCCGCGAGTCTGGCCATTGCCAGTGGCGGCCACCCTTTTAGGAGTTAAAGAAATGCTTTACAGATTCCGTGTTGAAGATGGCCTGAGTGAGGCCTTTACCGCCGAAGATGCGGCGGTCGCGTTCTCGTCGGTAAACCGCAAGAGCCTGGAACGGCTGCGTGTTGGCGAGACTTACACCGATCAATCTGGCGACGTGTGGATCGCGGAAGTGTCCGCCGAGGATGCAGCGGCTCGGGACGAGCGCCTGGAGCGCGTCGCCGTGGCCGCGATGGTCGCTTGGATTCCGTTTACGGACCTCCTGTACAGTCGTGGACTGACACCGGCACAGGCAGCGATGAACGACGCACGCGGCCTGATCGCCGAACTGGACAAGCAGGCATGAACGGCCGTCTCTATCGCCTGACGCCGGCCGGTGGCAAGCCGAACCACTACACCGACAGCTACGCTTCGGCGTTGGGTCAGTTTGACGGTCTGGTGACACACGACGACCTCGACATGCAAGTTGGGGACCGTATGGAGTATGTAACCGGGCAGATCGTGGAGCGCGTCGCATGAAGATCGGGCGTCTGAAAATCACCGCATCGCGCTGCCCGTGGCAGAAGGTTGTGCCGCACTGGTCGCACGATGGCGAAGCACCGGAGCGCTACGGCTGGGGCAAACTGCCCGGTATGGGGCGCTTCGGCGGCGGCTGGGACTACAAGCTCGGCCTACAGATCGGCGGCCGAACGCTGATCCTCGACTGGGGCTTCGGGTCTTTCCATTTCGTCTGGGAGCGCGTCGCATGAACGCCTACCCGCTCGAAACCCCGCTGAACCTGCTGTCGCCAGCCCGTCGCGTCTACGTTGTGCGGCGCGGCCTGGTGTTCCTGTACCCGGCCAGCATCGTGCGCGACATCGCCAACGACCGCTACACGATGGGCGATGACCGCCCGTGGTCCGCCACGCCTATCGACTGGGAGGCTGGCCGCAAGCTCTCTGACCGCCTGTCCGACGAGATGGACCTGTGGGAACACGGCAAGCTCAAGGTTCTGGCCCGGACGCTGTGGGTCTCCGAAGGCGCTAGCGCCGATGCCTTCGAACTGTGGTGGGAGTCGGTCAATCCCGACGCGCACCCGGAGTGGATTGGCGCGGCCGCACGGGTGGCGGCCCGCGAGCTGATGACCTACCCGCTGTTCCGTCACCGTCATCTGGTTGACGATGTTCACACATTCCCGTAATGTGTCGCAAACCGAACCGAGACACCGAGATGACCGAGACCGCTGAAACCGTGACCAAGCGCGACCCGCGCGACTTCCTCGACGCCGACTTGACGCCGGTTCCGACTTGGACCCTGCGCGAACTGATCGACGCCCTGGGCAATCAGACCGTGGCCGACATCTGGGGCGTGACGGACAACAACGCCCGTCAGGTCCGCTACCGCGGCACCGCGTCGCTGGAGCGCATGCAGGCGCTGCAGGCGGCCGTGCGTGCCGACGAGACCAAGTACCGCGAGGCGCTGGTCACCATCTACACCACTGGCGCATTCCGTCGCCAATCCGACCCCTACAAGGACCTGGCATGAAAATCGAAATCGAATCTCTGGACGAGCTGTGCGACCTGATCGGCGTGATGAGTCCGGATTTCCTGCGCGCCTGGAACCCGGGGCTCGACAACAAGATCAAGGTCGAGTCGCTTCACACCACGCAGTTGGAAGTGATCGACGCCCAAGAGAAATGCGGTCTGCTATCGGCCGTCGACGCCATGGAGCGCCGCCTGGATTTGCGCGTAGCAGAAGACGCACCGCCGGACGGTCTGCCGACCGACATTCCCGCGCCGTTGGCGGCGTCCATGGATGCCGCAGTCGCGGCAACCAGTGCTGCCCTTCGTGAGGAGGTCTGCCAACTCGACGCCGACGGCGTCGCGCACAACACCGACTGGCACTCTGAACCCGCCAAGATCAACGCTGACGGGCGATGGAAGGCGCGTCGCGGCCGCGACAACGACGCCTACAGCGCTTGGCTTCTGAGTCTGGCTGTAGAAGTCGCTGAGGCCGCCGTTGCGGCCGACGCAGAGCCGGTCGCTACCGAGACCCACGCACTGCCGCAGGACGCACTACCGGACGATTCTGGTCCGATCGAGGTCCGCTCTGGCCATCCGATGGATACAGGGGAGTTGCCGCAAGATGAACCGGAAGCTCAGAGCGTCGACCTGCAGGCGCTGGTCGCGGCCAGCTTCGATCAGGCCGCCAGCCAGTCGACCGACGTTCGCGAGCTGCTGAATGCCGCGCAGGCGTTCACGACCGCGCACGGCCACGCCAAGTTCAACGAGCTAAAATCCGCCGTGGCTCCGATCGACGGCAACCCGTTCGGCAAGGCACTGCAGCTGTTCACCCCGGAGGAACGCCAGTTGATGATGGCGTGCCTGGCCAACTACCCGAGCAACTGACCCTTCCACGGTCCGCAGTAACAACAAACCCGCCGGAAGGCGGGTTTGTTGTTAAATCCGACAGGTCTTTTACAGCAACTTGTCAGCTGATCTTGCTGAATTCCAGACGGGCGAAGTTGAAGACCGCCACCCCCGGCTGCAGGATGCGCTGGCCGGACGGCGCCTGGTACGAGGTCAGGAAGCCGTTGCGGCCGACGAAGCGCTTGTTGACGCTCGGCAGGCCGATGGTCAGACCGACCCGCAGTGCCTCGCGGTTTGCCGACTCGCGCTGCCAGATTTGCTCGAACACTTCCAGCGACGGGCTGTCGGCCTGCAGGGTCAAGGTGATCGGCTGCGGGTTGTGGACGAAACCTGCGGACAGGTTGCCGTCAATGCCCATGACGATTTCCTTGTTCTCGACGGCACCGACTTCGAACACGTTGTCGGCGGCGTAACCCTGGAGGGTCACGCCATTGGGGTAGAGGCCTTCCACGCTCAGGACCAGCGAGGAATTGGCGACGGTCAGGGTTGCGGCCATGGTCGCTTCTCCTTACAGGACGGTGGTGGCGGAGACGACGATCTTCTGGATGCTGCCGCCATCGCAGTACCAGAAATTCACCGTCGGGGAACCGCGCTCGGTGCGCACGGTCGTGGTGGTCGGATCAGTTACCTGCAGATACCAGCCCTTGTCGCTGACCTCGCCTGCGATCGTGAAGCCGGCCTGCGAATTGATCTGCGCCTGCTGCGACGGGCTCAGGGTAACGCCGGCGCGGATGACACCGGCCTGCAGGAACTGGGTGATCACGTCCTGCGCACCCTGGTAGATCGCGTTGTAGCCATCGTTGTTGTACGGCAGCGAACGGTAGGCCAACAGGGTCTCAAACAGTGCCTGGCGCAGGTTGCGGCGCAGAGCGATAGCGCCCAGCGCAGTATCGGCCCATTCGTACTGGCCACCGATCGAGCCGTTGTATAGCACGGTGTAGGTGTTCGGGCCGGACGAGTACTTGCCCAGGTAGGTGTAGCCGTTGGACAGCAGCGCGTTGGCATCCGATTCCGAATCAACCTGCACGCCGGCCGAGGACACCGGCTGACGGAACGCCAGAGTAGTGCGGCCATCCACGACCTGCAGGTTGGTCGACGCGCCCCAAGCCAGCACGATCATGGCGTTGGACAGGTCCCCATACACCGGCACGGTGTTCTGGTACGGCTGCGAGTGCACCAGATTGCCGAAGTTGGCCGGGTTGTTCGGGACGAGGCCGGCCGGATCCAGATCCCAGCCCGCGTAGATGTAGTTGAAGGTCTGTTCGGCCGTCCACTCCGCAAACGCGAAACGCTGGTCGATGCCGGCCGTCCACGCGTGGGTGAAAATCGCCCAGTTGCCCGACAGCGCGGCCAGGCGGTCCATTGCAGTGTTCGGGGTGTCCAGCGCGTAGCCGGTGGCCTGCACGTACGCGCCTGCGGCCGAGGACAGACCCACACCGTCCGCCAGGGTGCCGGTCACGGCCGAGACGGTCGCAGCTTCGCCGGTCGCCGTAGTGGTCAGCACGAAACGACGACGCTGGGTGTCGTAGGTGATGGCAAAGTTCGGCGTGGTGAAGCCCGCAGTCATCAGCGAGGCCGCATTGGCGAAGCTGGTGGCCGCGGCCAGGTTGATCGTGGCCGAGGTGCGCAGGGTGTCCGTGGTGACGATCAGCGTACCGGACAGGGCCTGCAGCTGCGCCAGTGTCAGGTTGAGCGAGGCGCCGAAGACCGCCGCACCGACGTCCGCACCGACGAAGCGGCCGACATTCAGGCTGGCCGGCTGCTGGCCGCCCTTGAGGATGCCGTCGAAGTAGACCTGTGCGGCGTTGTACTCGGTCGAGTCGGTGCCGAAGAACGTACCGACGTCGGTCGCGTTGTAGTAGACCTGCAGCTGTGCGGCCGGTACGGCGGTCGACTGGGTCAGCAGGAGCCCGTCGAGCGAGCCTTGCGCGCCGCCGGCGCCGATCACGTTCGGGTTGATCGTGACGATCTGGGAAATGGGGATGTTGCTCACGGGTGCCTCCTGGGCAGGTTTCGCCTATGGTAGCTGGTCGGCGACGATGAAGGAATCGAGCTGGAGTTGGTCGAAGAAGTCCTGCGGCAGCCCGACCGTCTGGTTGACCTGACCGAACAGGCGAATCATGAAACGCTGCTCGAACTGGCCCTCGCTGTTGACGATGTTCAGCTGTTGCGGCGCGTCAGCATACAACGGTGTAAGCACTGGCGGTACCAGGTTGTCTACGCCCCACATCGAACGCCACGCGGCGGCCAGGATTGAGGCCCAAGTTGGGCCCGCAGCACCGTAGCAATCGACCTGGTAGCTGTAGGTCAGGTGCGCCTGCTGCACGGCCTGTTCGTTGTCCGGGTCGTAGTAACGCCGGCCGAAGTCCTGCCGCTGCATCAGCCCGGGTGAGATCACCACGTAGCTACCGGTCGGCGTGGCCGTCAGGTTCTGAAAGCCCTTGACGACCTGCTCGGTCTCATAGGGCAGGTCCAGCACCTTGATAACCCAGCGAAACAGGGCGTCGAAGGTCTGGTCTTCGGTCGGAGAAAGGGTCGCGGCGGCCATTACGGCAATCCTCCTGGCGGGGGCGGCACATTGCCGTTGCGGATCTGCGCCAACAGGGCTTCGAGGTCCGCAGCGTTGAGCTGCTGAGTGATGGAGAAGCTGCACCATTCCGGACTGCCCAGGTCGTCCCAGCCTTCCAGCACGTTCTGGATAGCCCACCAGCGCCCGCCTACCACGACCAGGTCGCCGCCCTTGCCCGCTGGTCGGTTGACCGTGGAGAAGTTGCCGTAGGCGTAAACGATGCTGATTGCCTTGGATCCCTGCAACCCGTTGAGGTAGTACAGCGATTCGTGGCTGGCCGACTGGACCTGCAGCTGCGCGGTAACCGGCGCGAAGGTCGGGGTCGAAATGCCGCCGGCCATCGCCTTGCCGGTCGACACGTAGATCGTGCCGGGCTTGTCGCGGTTCACACGCTGAATCGCGCCACGGACGACGCGGTGCATGTTTACGGGCATAGGAAGCCCTGCCGCTTTGCCTCGGCGAGCAGCTGCGCGGCGCGCAGGACGACTGCGCGATCGAACGCGAGCGCCGAGTGCATCTGGTTCAGCTGCCAAACCGTAGTGCCAACCGGGTCGGCCTCTTCTGCCGCTATGATGCGACGCAGCGCGGCTTGGCAAGCGTCACGCTCAGCCTGCGTCCATGTGCGTGCAGGGAATCCTGTCGGCGCCTCGATGCGGAGAGCGCCGCGCGCCAGCAGGCCGTCGAGGCTGCTCTCCTGTGCGCGGTCGCTGGCCTTCTCGATCTCACGTTCTGCCGGGGTGATGCTCATGGTGTGGGTTCCTCGCCGTACTCGCCGGAAGCCGAAACGACCGCCGAGTCGATGCTATCGGTCAGGTGGTTGGTCATGCGCAGACCGGCGTTGAAGCCCTTCACGGCTGCCCATTCCTCGCTGTTGTCGGCAGGCCAGTCGCGGATCGTCTGCTGGATGTCCTCGGCCATGCGCTCCCCGATCGTGCGCAGCGCCGTGTCGGCGGCTGCGCCGGCCTTGAGCATCTGCACCAGGCCGCGCGACCACGCCTTGTTCTGCGCGACGAAAGTCGACTGCATGAAGGGTCGCGGATGGTTCTGGCCGTGGCCAAACTCCAGCGCCTGGGCGATAGCTGCTACCGGCATACCGGCGCGACGGTCCTTGACCTGCCGGCCCGTACGATGGTCGGTGTAGGTGTCGGCCGAATACGTTGCACCGGCCAGCACGCCGGCCTTGACGCTGGCGGGCCGGAACTGCTCGCGCAGCGTGTCGGGCAGCTTGACGCCGGACCGGCGGACGGTGGTCACGGCACTTCCACACCCGGCAGACCGATCGGTACGCGCGGGTTGAGGTAGTCGAGGGTACGGCCCGTGCCGGAGCGGCCCAGTGCGTAGTACCGGAAGCTGCGGAACGGGGCCATCATGACCCACAGCGCGGCGCCATACGGGGTCTGGTTGTACCAGGCCGCGGTAGCGCCTGCCGGGATGCCGTAGTCCAGCGACGTGGACACGGTGCCTTCGGTCGCCGAGGCGACACGGCCCACTGCGCCGGTGCCGGGAATGATCTGCCCGGCGGACGTGACGTAGCCGAACAGGGTCAGCATGTGCGCCATGAAGAAATTCATCATGGCGCCACGCTGGTCCACGTTTGTCACGATGGACCCGTCACTGTTGTCGATGAACGAGAACCCGATCATCGAAAACAGGGCCGTCAACGATTCGTCCGTCGCGTTCGCAAACTGCGGAAACGCAAGCTTGAATGCGGCGGGATCGAAGATGACGACGGCCATGGTGCGCTCCGTTACTTCACGGCCTGCAGGCCGCCGGGCAGATTGTCCGGGTCCATCGGGTTGAAGCCCGCGTCCTGGTCACCGATGCTGTCCGACTCGCGCGCCGCGTCCTTGGACTTGGTCGCGGCGAACAGGAAGCCTTCGACCAGCCACGGGGCCTTTGCGTACTGGTCCTGCAGCGCAGCCCAGGCGTCGGCCGACACGCCACTGGTCAGGCCGTGGTAGCGGTCCAGCGCCATGGCCAGCTTGTCGTTGCAGCCCTTGAACTTGAGGGTGCCGAAGCCGCGCACAGCCACTTCCAGACCGGCGGGCAGGCGGCACGCCACGGTCACGGTGCCCGCGGCGTCGGTGCGGTCATCGGCCGCGGTGTTGGTTCGTTTCTGACGAGCCATGTGTCACTCCAATAGGTGGGTTGGTCTACGCGCGTGAGCGTAGCACAAACAAAGACGCCCGGCGAACCGGGCGTCTCGTACTTCCGTTACGACCCGTTACAGACCCAGGGTCTGAGTGACCGCGTAGGGCTGGTAGATCACCGCGCCCCAGGTGCCGCCCATGAACTTCTGGCGCATGTGGGTGCTGTACGCTTCCACACGCCCGGCGCGCATCTTCTCGGTGAAGCCCAGCTCGGCGGTCTTCTGGCCGTCGATGGACTCGACCCACAGCTGGCCCAGACGGCCGGCCGGGGTGTCGTACTCCGGCACCGCGACGAAGCGCAGATTCGGCAGCGCGCGCATGATCGCTTCACGCGGCGAGGTGTTGAAGCCGTTGATGCGGTCCAGGTCAGCCAGGACGGTCGGAGCGGTGGCGAACACCATTGACTCGGTGCCGTCGATCAGGCCGTTGGAGTTGGAGATCAGCACCGACTTCATGCGGATGAAGTCGTTGGCGATGTCCTCCGGCGCCGCGGTGGCGTAGTTGACCGGAGCGGCCACCGGAGCCGTCAGGCTCGGGTCGTTGGTCAGGCCGTAGTTCTCCAGGCCCGCGATGCCGTACAGGTAGGCCTTGTTGGCGAACTTGGCCATAACGATCGCGCGGGATTCCTGTAGGTCGCCGGCCAGGTCGATCATGCCTGCGCCGGCCTGCGCCAGTTCCAGGTCGCCGTACTGCACCCAGGTCTGGTAGCGGAACACTTCACGCGACGGATAGGTCGTGTTGGCCGAGGTGGTGCCGTTGGTCGAGTAGTCGCCATAGGTCGCCACGGTGCCACCATGCTCGACGGTGCGGAAGATCGCGGTGTCGGTGGTGTAGTCACCCTTTTTGACTTCACCGTGGATCTCGGCGGCACGCACCGGAGCCAGGTGGACCTTGATCGGCCGCGGGTCGAAGAAGGTGGTCAGCCACGCCGGAATACCGGCGTTGCTCGCAGTGACCTGGGTCGGCGCGAGGTCGGCGTCCATCGCGAACTCGGCGGCGGACTTGTTGATGGACCGGACGGTGTCCGGCAGGATGATACCTGCGGTCTTTGCCAGGTGGCGGATGTCGTTGAGATCGCTCACGATGCGGTTCCTTGGTGATGAGGGCGCTTACGCGCCCTTGCCGATGATGACGGTCTGACCGGCGACCGCAGTCTCCGACAGCAGGATGTAGCCGGTGTCCACGGTCGCAGCACCGGCGGTTGCGCCGATGTTGATCAGGCCGGTGGCCGGGTCCCAGATGACCGCAGCGCCACGCACCGGGGTGCCGGTGATGGCGTCGGCCACCGCGTAGAAGTCCGCCTCAGCGAACAGTTCCACGCCACGACCGGCCGGGATGATCATGCTGGTCTCGTCCAGCCACTCGGTGATCTTGGCGCCGCCGACGCTGCGGCGGACGAAGCCCAGGCGCGACGGGATCACATCGGCAAATGCCGGGGTGCTGTCGACGGTGCCGTCAGCGGTCAGGATCGCGAAGCGGCCCATGGTGACGCCGTCTTCGCCTGCGACCATGCGGCCGTCGACGGTGCCGGACACCAGGAACTGGCGCGGATTGGTGGATGCGAAGTCACCGGCGATGCCGGTGTACGGGGTAATCGGAACGACTTTCGGGAACGGCATGATCTTGGCTCCTGGTAGGGATCAGCGCTGGCGGATGCGAGCGGTGAGTTCGCGGATGGAAGACGACGGAGCCGCGCGGCTGTCCATCGCGTGCTGGGCCGGGCGTGCAGCCACGGACTGGATCGCCTGATAGGCGGCCTTGGCCACTTCGTCGGACATGCCGACCGAGTCCACCTTGCGCTCCTTGAGGGCGGCGCGGTAGATGTCGCCGGCGCTGTCCATGGCGATCATGTCGCCCAGGTCGCCGCGGCAGGCGCGCTTGGCTTCGTCCACGCCCTGTGCGCGAGCGCGCTCAGCGGCGACGGCCGATTCGATCGCGGTCTGCACGCTCTTGGCGTCCATGGCGCGTTCTTCGCCCTTGCGCTCGTCTTCCTTGGCCTTCTCAGCGGCTTCGTCCTCGGCGCGCTTCTTGTCCTCTTCTTCCTTGGCGGCCGCTTCGTCCTCGGCGCGCTTCTTTTCGGCCTCGGCTTCGTCGTTGGCCCGACCGCTTTCCAGCTTGGTCAGGCGGTTGTCGATGGCTTCCAGCATGTGGAGGACCTTGTCCTCACGGGTATCGGTGTCACTCACGGTAGTAGCTCCAGGTTGGGAAGAAAGCGCGCTATCAGCGACGTGCGCACCGGTTGCGCGCCCGTCTTCAACGAGCGCAACGTGATTGCCGTCGATGGCCACCATGCGACCGTCGTACGGCATGCCGTCGACAGTGCCGGGGATCATCTCGGGCTTGTAGCGGTAGGAACACGACAGGTCGGCCAGCAGGCCGGACTGCACGTACTCGATGGCCTGACCGTCGGATACGAGCAGGTCGCCGCGCAGATAAGGGTGCTCATAGCGGACGTTGAACACGCTGCCGCCCTGATGCTCCTTGCGCGGATCGTTGGCCGTCTGGGTGACGTGCCGGATCATCAACGGAAGGCCGTTGAACGAATCGGCGGCGGCGGCCAGCGCTTCCGGGTCTCGATACAGGTTGTAGACCTTGTCGGCTACCAGGCCCAGCTCCTGCCAGCCGGGGATCTCTCGGCCGTAGTACGGGTTGATCTGCGAGCCGGACAGGACGCAGTTGCGTACGCGCATTCGGCCTTCCGAGTCGAACGACCGGGCCGATTGCTTGTCGAATGCGTAGTTTGCGGTAGTGGTCACCATGCGCGCGATGTTACCAGCGTTTCAGGGTTGTGCAAGCGCAGCGTGTTGACACGGCGTTTGCGTTACGGTATTGTGCTGGTGCTGATACACAACAGGAACAGACACGATGAACGAATTCGGCATGTACCCCACCAACAACGATACGGCCAGACGCTGGAAGGCCGAGCGGGAGAACGCCGATGCGCGCCTGGAATTGGCGCGCATGCGTGAGTGCTGCAGGCTGCTGATCTCGCAGCACGACCCGGTGGCTGCGCTCGGGCTCGACCGCGAGCGCTTGGCGGTAGTGCTGAACTTCGTGCAGCACGGCGATCCTTCGCGCCTACGCCGCGAAGCCGAAGCTTTGCTCACTGCTTCCGCTTCGTAAACGCCCCAGGGAAGCCCGGCACTGGGACCAGATCCTCTGGGCCCAGTTCCTCGTCTATGGCCGGGATGATCGAGCGGCTGCCGCAACGGCAGTTGATGGCCACGCCCGGCAGCACGAACCCGAAGGCGTCGCCGAAGTCGATTCCGACTTGGGTGTCGTAGATCCAATGCTCGCGGCTGGCCCGAATGTGCGTCTTGCGCGGCTCCTTGCCGGCCGAACTGTGCTTCCAGTAGGCGTAGCGAATGCCCAGCTCGTTCTGGCGCGCGCTGTTCATGTGCGCGGTGAGCTTGTTGGACTGGTCGCGGGCGATCAGTGCGGCGCGCTTGACGGTCGACTCGCCCGTAGCGCGCAGCTCCGAGGCGATGGCCTCAAGGTCGCGGCCGGCCAGGAAGCCACGCGAGACATCACCTTCGATCTTGGTGAAATACTGGGCGGGGATCGACTTGATCAGCGACACGTTGTCGGCGACCTTCACGTCCATGATCGTGCGCTGGGCGTCGGTCAGCTGCATCGGGATGTCGAAGCCCTGGCGGCGTATTTGGCCCTGCCAGGCCGTCTTGTTGGCCTTGTAGGCCGCAGCCACCGCGTCGGTGGCCAGCTTGCGGGCGATAGCCGCAAAGTGCCGCTCCCAGCGCTTGCGCAGGTTGTGCAGCTCCCGGTACAGCGCGCGCTGGTCGGCGAACGGCGAGGCGTCCAGGGCGCGCTCCGCACGTCGGTCCTGGTCGAACTCCGGGACCGTCTCGGCCGACTGGTTCGACTCGATGGCCGCGCGGTACTTGGCGCGCACCCAGTACTCGACCGACTTGGCCATCGTGCGCACAGCCTTCTGCAGCCCGGCCTGGTACGCCTGTTCAGCCGTCAGGGACGGCTGGATCTCGGCCAGTTCGCGCTGCTTACGCGTCGGGTTCGTCAGCGTTCGCGCCATCAGGGTCGCCTTCGTTCTCGCTCTCGGTCGCCGAGGCCTGGGCCATCTGCTGGGCCAGTTCCTCGTCCAGTTCCTCGTTGGTGCGGTCGGCCAGTGCGCCAGCGTATCCCGACAGCGGGTCAGCCGCGAGAGTCTCTTGCACCACGCGCGAACTGATGGCGCCCATCTCGGCGTAGGTGCGCGCCGTGTCGGCGTTCTTGTTGCGTACGTCGGCCAGCTCTACGTCAGTGAGCTCATACAGCGGGTTCCACTCCCAGGTAAGGCCTTCATCGATCTCGCCGAACTCCGACAGCTGGACCAGCTGCAGGATCCAGTGCATCACCGGGCCGGGGTTGTGCGCCTGGTAGCCGGCCACGTAGTCGTACCAGACCCGGATCTCGCCGTCGCTATTGGCGTTCAGGCCGGCCGGCGTGATACCGAAGGCCACCACCAGCGGCTGGTGCGAGATGGCCGACAGCTGCTCCTGGGCCTGGGCCTGGAGCGCGTCCAGGCCCGACAGCGGCGTATTGACCTGCTGGATCTCTTCGGTCTCTTTGTCCACCGCGCCGACGTTTCGGTTGTCGCGGTTGGCGTTGAACAACTGCAGGCGCATGTCCAACGACTGCGCACCGCCGGGCGTCAGCAGCTGGGCCAGATCAGTGGCCAGGTTGGTGATGCTGAACTGCTTGACGGTGTCCGACACGCTCTGGCGCGTGCGCAGCCAGTTGTCCACCGACGGCATAGCCAGCTGGGTGATCGACACGCCACGGAAGCTGTAGGCCGCTTTGAGCAGGTCCGACACGGGGCGGCTGATCATCGTGAACAGGCGGCTGGCGTGCACCTCGGTGGAGAGCATCATCCAGCTGGACGGCTTGTAGAAGTTGGCCTTGGTCGGGTCCGACGCGTTGTAGGTCAGCGGGGAGACCCACAGCGGTTCCACGCACGACAGGGCTTCCAGGCAGTCACGCTTGACGAAGGACGGGGACAGCAGCAGCGGGGCATCCGCCGGCACGTCAGACCCGCTGTCCTTGAGGCGCGGGAAGATGTGGGCGCCACCGTAGGCCTGGTCGTGGATCACGGCCTCACGGATCAGACTGCGCACTTTCAGGCGCTCGAAGGCCTGGTGCAGCTTGGTGATCTTGTCGGCCGCGCCTTCGTCCTTGGACGTACTGACCACCTTGCCCCACGTGCGCACGACCTCGTCGGCCAGGCGCTCGTGCATGTTGCGGTATTCAGGCAGCTGGGCCAGCAGGCCCAACGTCTGGAAGCCCGGCCAGCTGGTTGCGTCGATGAACGACAGGGCGTCCATGGCGTTACGGTTGGAGCCGAACCCGTAGTCCATGGCGTGCGCCGCGGTGGCGGCGGCGCGCTCACTGCGGCTGTAGTGGTCGGTGTCCACCGGGCGCGCAGTCGCCAGGCCCAGGGAGGTGTGGGTCGTGCGCTGCGCGTCGGGCGTCGAGGCGTGGCGCAGCGCCTGCAGCAGGACTTCCAGCTGGTTGGGTGCTGCAGGTGCCGCAGCCTTCTCGGCGCGCTTGCGCGGCGCGCGCTTGCGCGGCGCGCGCTTGCGGGCCGGGGTGTCGGGGTTGCTGCGGTCGGTCATGGGCCAGGGCTCCGAGTGATGCGGCGATGTTACACGATTGTCCTACCGAGTGCGGGACAAGCTCAAAAGCATCTCGGGGGTGACCAAGGCGCTGATCGGGTCGCGCAGGCATAGATGCTGCAACGCAATAACCATGCAGTCCACAGCATCGTCATTTTTCGTATCCGGAAAACTGGTGATCTCCGCCACGACGGGCTTAATCATGGGAACGTCGTCAGGATGGGGCAGCATCACCTGGCCGTTCTCCCATACCCAACTTACGGCGTGTGCGCGGGACTCTTTGCTGCCCGTGGTGGGAACTGCCTTGATGCCTTGAATGCTTTTCCCGAGTTGATCTATCAGGGCCGGGCCGTTTGCGGCGTCTTCGATCAGAATCCGCGTGGCGCGCGGATACGCCGCGCGCAGCCCGGCGATGGCGGTAGCGGTTCGCGTGAAGCTCAACTTCTCGCGGCGCATTTCCAAGAGCCACACGCGTCCGTCGGCGGACTTTCCCCAGACGCCGGCTGCGACATAGTCGCTCGATTTCTTATCCTTGAACGCCGCGTCCACGGAAATCACGACCTGGGTGAACTGGGCGGGTAGGTCCTGACGCCGGTAGTAGCGCACGCCATCCTGTCCGAAGATCGCGCCCAGCGACCCGAGAGGTGCCTGCTGGTACATCGCCGCCCACCACTGCGCGCCCATGTGGGCCATGACGGCGCGCAGCTTCTCTTCGGACTGCAATTCCGGGACAAGTGGCCCTTCCGCCTGGTCGGGCTGATACCCCACCTGGTCTTCGTAGTTGAGGGCCACAAACTGCAGGCGGGTGTAATTGGGGTCGTCCTTGAACTTGTTGTGCACAAACGCCAGCAGGTCGTTGGATGACCATGGCGTACCGATAATCACCTGGCCGGAGCGCTCTTGGAGTCGGGTGGTCACAACGGAGTCAAACCAATTTTCCAGCTTCTCCTGATTGCCGGGACTGAGAGCCTCCACCGCATCCTTAATTGCGTCGTCGATCAGCATTACATCCACGCTGAACCCGGTCATACCACCACCGACGCCCGTGGCCAGCACCTGTCCGTTGGGTACGCTGTATCGGTCAGACGTGTTGATGTCGCCACGGAAGCCGATCAGGGACGCTTCAGGAAATATCGCTCTGTAGGTCGGTTCCAGCATGATGTTCTTGGCGTCGCGGCCGTTGGCCTTGGCGCGCGTCAAGGCGTACGACGCCAGGGCAATTCGAGCCGTCCCCAACTCCTTTCCCAATCGGCCGATCAGGTAAGGCGGCAGGCACCGGCTGATCAGCGAGGAGTTGTGCGTCGGGATCAGCGTGTCGCCGGCCAGGTACATCCCGTCGGGGTGTTCGACCTGGATGCAACGCCCCAGGCCGAACGCGCCGCGCTCGACGGCGACGATCGCGCGCTTACGCTTGGCGGCGTCGAGCTTGAAGGCCTCCCGGTAGCGAGCAACGCGGCACGGGATCGGCACGTCCGGCTGGAAGCACACTTGGGCTACAGGCTTGGTGCCTTGGACGCCAGAAGACGAAAGCGCAGGCTCAACCCAAGACGTAGAAACCCGCCAGCCGAACGAGGCCACCAAGCGCTGAACGTCGCGCACCAACTCAGGTTCCGTATTGGAGAAAGTGACGCGCCCGTTGACGGGGTACACATAGCCGTCTGAGTCAATCAGGCCCGCAAGCAGCTCAAGGCGCTGCTCGACAGACGCCAGGAAGTAGGCGTCAGGAATGCGCTTTGGGTCTTGCATGCCACGGCAAAGCACTCCGGCGTCGCGGAGCGCCGCGCGCAAGGTAGTGAAGTTTGCGTGCGTGTCGACTTGATTGCAACGCCAACGGTTTGTGAGCGGATAGCCCGCAGACTCCACGCCGCGCACGATGTCTTCGTCTTGCTCTGACACCGTGATGCGGCCAGACGTGCGCTCTCCGTCGCCAAGCCAAACGCCGAGAGCGTACGGATGTACCGGTAGAGTCTGTGCCGTACCGCGCAACGGCAGCACGTCGGGCAGCAGGAAGTTTGCGCGCGAGCCTCGCTGGCCGCGGTCGCCCTTCCAGGCGCCCTTGGCTTCGATCTCCTGCGTCTCGAACACGCGTGCAGTGCGGCCCTGGACCCACGCCCGATGCAGCAACCATTCGTGCCGGCTGTGCGTCTCCAAGCCCGAGCCGTCCGAGAAGGTCAGGCGCAGGTCGGACTCGCAGGGCTCGGACACGGCAACCACCGCAGTGGCCGTGCCGTCGGGGCGGAACACTCGATCCCCAACGCACAGCTCTCCGTGCGTTATCCACCCCTTATTTTCTGTTAACATGGGGGTATCGTCGGCCAATTCCTTCCCGTGCTGAGGGGGCGCCGTCAGGACGAGGACGGGACGCTTGCCGGCAACCAGGTCGTCCACGAACTTGTCGACCGCCGCGCAGGTGCGCCGCGAGAACTCGGAGTGCTTGAACCGCGGGCGGTGAGTCGCAGAGACAAAGGCCGCAAAGTTTGTACGGGCGCGCTCTATGAAGAGTTGGATCAGTTGGTCGGTGTCGGGCGTCATGGCTGTAGCCTACCACAAACTGCACCGCTACAACATCCCGCGCTTCGCCAGGTCCGTGAGCTGTTCAACCATCTGCGTCTTTGCCTCTTCAGACAACGAGTGCGCAAAGGACATGTCCGCGGCGATCTCCAACACAGCCTTGTCGAAACCCAAGATCTTGACGAGCTGGGCGAAGGCTTGGGTTTTACCCCGGAAGCGAGGAACCAGCTGGCCCTGCTTGAGCTCCCACTGTTCGACGTGTCGGCCAATGCGTGGCGTCTGGATAGCCTCCATGTCCAGCACAAAGGACTCGGCCGCGCCGACTCCGCCGCATTCCGGACAGGTCACGTCCTGGCCTTCCTCACGGTCGCCGATTGTACCGTGGCCTTTGCAGGCCGGGCAGGCGATCAGCGAGACCTTCACGACCTTGGACAGATCGAGGTTCACCAGGTCGACCAGGTCGGTAACCAGTGAGGTCTTGATCGGTTGCAGGTCAGTGGCTGCGTGCGCGGACATGGCCCGAGTGTAACCCATCCGTCAATAGGGCCTACAACACCTCCCCAAAAGTACGGAGGGTACGGAGTACAGAATCAAGGAATAAGATAGACAAGAGAATTCAAAATTCTTCAACAATATTAATTCTTTATAATATTCTTTAGATTTTACGTATAGGGACAAAGGTGAGATCGCATCTTCTGTATCCGTACCGCCGTGACGTTCTGTTGACGTAGGCGTGACGCCGGAAGTAGCAACTACTTGACAATGGCCAGAACCGAGCGTAACTTGAGCTGCACACCCACCGGACCTATCAACTATGACTGCGCTACAGATTCATAACGATCCGATCGACATCCCCGAGGGCGCATCGATCCGCCGACCTGATCCCGCACGCCCGTATGTGGCGATGTCCAGCCGTAAGCGATGGTCAAAGTGCGCCCTGTCGGCCGTCTTGCCACAGGTCAAGACGGCCTCCGGACCTGCTGCCGAGGAAGGCACCGCGGCGCACACAGTCGCCGAATGGGCCCTGGCCCAGAAGTTCAAGATCGGCCCGCAAGGCGTACCGATGCCGCACGTGGATCCGCCGGCCGGTCTGGACGATTTCGACTACGTCGGCCGCGGTCCGTCGGATTGGCGCGCGCAGGTCGGCCAGTACGCCATCACCTACGCCGACAAGGCCGCAGGTCTGTTCTCCAACGCGCCGGGCGACACGCACTGCCTGATCGAGTGCAAGATCGAGGACGTGACGATCCACGGTGTGAAGGTCTTCACGGTCGCAGACGTCATCCTGTGGAACCCCGAGGCTAAGCGGCTGGTGGTCGGCGACTACAAATTCGGCCGCAGTCCGGTGGGCGTCGGCACCCCCGACGATCCGAACGAGCAGTGCGCCGGCGCTGCAGTCCTGTGGCTCAACCAAGCGCCGCACCTGCAGCCCGAGCAGCTGGGCCTGTTCGTCTACCAACCCCGCATCCGTTTCGGTGAGGCGTTCCAGGTCTTTGGCCTGACCGAGCCGGGCGCTGCGGCCGAGTGGCTCGATGCGCAGTACGACAAACTGTGCGGCGAACTGGCCGACGTTGCCGCTGCGGCCGCCGCAATGGCCCGTGGTGAGCTTGTCGCGCCAGTCCCGGGGGATCACTGCCAGTATTGCCCCAGCGCGCGCTGGTGCCCCGCTGCGGCCGGATTCGGGGCGGTTGCGCTGGAGGTCGAGGCCGGCAAGCGCGCCGTGGTCGACATGACGCCCGAGGAAGTCATGGCGGTGTGGACCCAGCGATCGGCGTTCAAGGCCTTCGAAGAAGACCTGAAGGAGCGCGTGCGTATCCTGCACGAAAAGAACCACCCGGCCGTGACGGTCAAGTTCCGCAAGGGCTCGCCGATGTGGCTGTCCGAGCCGGCCGCAGCCGAGGCCTTCATGCTCGCCGGCCGTTACGACCTGCTCAAGCCGCCGGCCATCGGCAAGGCGGACGGCGTCCTGCCGCCCGACGACCTGGCCGCACTGACGGGCCGCTACCCCGATGTGGCGACCTTCACCGCGACGGCAGGCAAGGACGCAGGCAAGGCGGCTAACGCGTTGGCCAAGTACCTCAACCAACCCACCAAGTAAGGATCCCACTATGTCTCGTATCTCTCAGTCGTTCCGTCACCGTCTCGGCAACCGCATCGTCGCTAAGCACGACCTGCGCATCGCGCGCCGAAAGGCCGAAGACCTGATCCAAGCCGTGGCCGTGAACTACATGCCCGCCAAGCTTCGCGCGGTGGTGAAGGCCGGCTTGCAGGACTGCCTGCGAACCGATGCGTGCGTTCAGTTCGGCGACGTCTACACCTACGTGTATGCGGGCACTGATGCAGTCGCAATGTCGCGTGACGCCAATCTGCGTCGCCAGGTATTGCGCCTGGTCCCGAAGAAAGCCCGTTCGGATTCGTGGACCTTGCGGCGTCCGATCATGCAGCGACTGGCTGCATTTGACACGTACAAGCAGCTGACTGACGCGCATCCCGAACTGGCCGAGCTGATCTCCCATTTGCGCTACGGGACGCCGGAGCCGGACGGCGACAAGCTGCGCCGGAAATTACTCCGCGCGGGCTGGGAGTTGCGCGCGGGCAAGTCCGCATGACCGCCATGTCCACACCGACGCACCGCGGGCTGATGCGCGCCCTGGACGCCGTCAAGGCGACCGAGGGCTGGACCGACCGCCAGCTGTGCGCGGCCCTAGGTGTAGCGCCCTCGAACCTGTGCGCCTGGCGAGTCGGGCGCAGCGGAATCGGCGAGCGCAACCTGTGGGCCGTGCGCAAGCTACTGAGCCGCTATGCACGGAGGGCTGCAGCGTGAAGGAGATCGCCCATGCTGACGATTGACCAAATCCACCCGGGCGCGGTCGCCTACTTCGACACGCAGATCCTGCTGGCCGACACGCGCCTTCAGCGCCTGGAGGACCGTACATTCCGCAGCGGCCCATTCGTCTGCATCGAGATCGGCGCCGGCTACACGACCTGGCTGTCGATCACCTCACAGCCGGGCCGGTACAACCAGCGGCTGGAACTACGTCCGGAGTGGCGCATCGCCGGCAGCCAGGTGTGGCGGCATGGCGCCTGCTACATCAACAACGTCTGCAATCCGGTGCGCGGTCGAGACGTCGTATTTTGTGACGCATCACGCGGCGAGATCGACTTCACCACGATTGGCCGGCCGCAGGTCACGGCCGCAGGCCTTGATGCAATATTCAATGAAATTTATCACTACAAACGCTTGACAGCCTGACACTACCGTTATAGAGTCGTAACCGTTCCACCAACCCGCGCACTTTGCGCTTACTCTGAGAGCTACGAACCATGAGCATCACCGACCACGAAGCAATCCTGCTGCACTCCTCCCTGGACCAGCCGCGCGCCAACAAGGCCAACCCGGGCAAGGTCGAGTTCTACACCAACATCGCACTGCCGCCGGCCGCAGCCAACGATCTGGCCGACGCCATGAAGGAAGTCGCCCCAAACGGCAACCTGGCTGGTCTGCGCCTGACGATCGAGCCCAACAGCAAGAAGGCCAAGCCGCATGCCGGTATTCCCGGTGACTGGCTGATCCTGCGCCTGTCCAGCGGGGCCGACTACGCCCCGGACCTGTTCGGCGCCGACGGCCAGAAGATCGCAGCACTGCCTATCAACGGCGGCCAGATCCGTGGCGAGTTCTTCGCCGGACAGAAGGTGCGCGTCAACGGCTACCCGTTCTTCTGGAACCACGCACAGAGCGGCGCGCGCGGTGTGTCCTGGAACCTGTCCGGCGTGATGGCCGTGGGCGGCGGCGAGCGCCGCGGAGGTGGCGGTGGCGAGCCAAGCGAAAGCGCCTTCGCCAAGTACCGCAGCGATGTTCCGGCACAGCCGCAGCAGACCGCACCTCAGCAGACCGCGCCGGCCGCCGGTGCCGATCCGTTCCAGCAGCCGGCCTCGGCCGACAAGCCGTTCGGTTGATCGACCCGAGACCCGGCCACCAATGGCCGGGTCTCTCCACTAGGAGCAGACAGACATGACCGAGAAACTTGATAGCAACAAGACCCTGGCGGACGTGCAGCCCAGCTTCACTACGGGACACTGCCAGCACAATGCCCGCCCTGGTGGCTGCCAGCTCCACACCCTGAAATGCGGATGGCCGAACTGCGACCGTAAGGCTGTTGCGCCGTCATTGGCGGACGCGCAGCCCGGTGGGAGGGTGAGGCTGGGGGATCAGGCCGAGCGGGCGCGGTTTGAGGCGTGGGCAGAATCGGAAGGTTGGTATGCCGTTGCATATCGCCCAGATAGAGACGCTCCCTATGCACTAAACGCGGTCGAATTCGCATGGCAGGCATGGCAAGCCGCCCTCTCCGCCCAGCCCTCCCCGGGTGGTCAGGATGCACTTGTCGCTCTGGTGTCGAAGTGGCGTACCGAGGCGAGCGCATATGACGACCAGCAGGCAAAGGAGACTGGTTACGAGGTCGATTGGACTTACGACGCCAAGGCGCGTGCCTTGGATCGGGCAGCGGACGAACTGGAAGTAGCACTCGCCGCCCGCCAGCCGGTAGAGGCAAGCGAAGGCGGGTTCCGTGCAGCTGCCTCGCGTCAGACCGCCAGCGCCGAAAGCAACGCCACGGCTGAGGCGCTGATTGCTGCTGTCCGCCAGCCGTCCAAGCAACCGGATAGCGTTGCTCTGGGCGAAGCAACGGAATTCTGCATCGAGAATGGCGCCCGCCAGCCGATGCATGGATCTGGAACCCTAGTTGATAGCGGTGCGCTGCAGATGGCGCTGAATGTCCTCCGCCGCGCTGGAAAGGACGAGGTTGCAGACGCCCTGGAATCGACAGCTGCCCGCCAGCCGGTGGGGCAGGAGCCGGTGGC